AGAGTTTTATATATGCAGAAGTTTTAGAAACTTCTTCGGAACAGGATGGAAGAACTTTTGCATTATTCATGATTCGAAAGGAATATTTTACTATAGCAGAAACTTTTGAAGTTGCTACTCTTTGAATATCTGCATAAGAATCAGGCATTCTGAACCTCCATATATCCATATACAAATTGGCCGCTTTGGTATAGCCAGAGCGGCTATTTTTTATGCTTCCTTTGCGCCCAAGCCAGACGCAGGACATTTTTTATAACGTCCGGTGAGGACGAGGTCTTCGACATACTCCACAGCCTTGGTCTGGCCCTCATCGTTGAGCTGGTCGAAGGCTGCTAAAAGAGTGGACTGCTGGGGAGTGAGGACGTGAGCTTCGGCAAGCTCGGACGAAAAATCATCCTGATACAGGAAATTGGGGTCAACGTGAAGAATATCAAAAATTTCCACCAGAATTTCCCACTTTGGACTGCTTACACCATTCTCATAGTTGCTGATGGCGTTTTTGGTCACACCAAGTTTCTTGGCTAAATCCTGCTGAGTAAATCCAGCCTGCTCACGCGCCTGTCGGAGCCGAGAAGCAAAAGACATTTGAACCACCTCCTTAAAAAATCTCGTTCTGGTGCAAGTATAAAGGCCGCGTCTTGAAAAGTCAAGATGAAAGTTCAAGAAAATTGAACAAAGCTCTTGACTAAACAAGAATCCTGTGCTATTGTAAAAATGTCCAAGAAACTTGTACATGAAAGGAGCGTGCAGAATGAGTGCAACTGAGATGATTTATAAAATCATTGATGAAAAATGCTTGAAGCAATCAGCGGTTGCAAGGGCAGCAGGCTATGACCCGAAAAAATTCAATGCTCTTCTTCGCGGACGGAAGAAGATGACATCGGAGGACGTCGTGCCAATTTGCAAAGCGCTGGGCGTAACTCCGAATGAGCTTTTCGGGATTGACCGCTGACCCGCCGAAGCGTGCGGGAGAAAGGAGAAAGACATGGAAGAAATGCTGAAGAATCTGAACGGGCCGTGGAGCAACGCGGCCTGCATGGGCTACTGCCTGATCGCAATGCGGCGGGCGGGGCTGAGGGCCACGGCACAGCGCCGGGTGCTGCGGGTGCTGGAAGGGGTGTTCGACGATGTGAGTGTGGAGAAGGCCGAGAAGGCCGGACGTGCCAATACGGAGGAGTAAGAAATGAACCGTTACATGATCGTGATCCCGGCGAAGAACCGGAGTTTTTTGCTCAAGTGCGACGAGGGCGACGGCATGAAGCTGGAGACCCTGCAGAAGCTGGTGAGCGGGTATGTGGAGACCGTGCCTGCGGCGCTGGACGCCACCTGGGCGCGGGAGGAAGCCGACCGGCTGGTGCTGCTGGTGGACGAGGACGGCCGCCTGAAGTGCAAGGCCGCGAACCAGAAGGCCACCAACATTGCCCCGGCGGACGTTACGGCGGGCGGCAAGCTGCCCATCGTGGGCGCTGCCGTGCTGGCGCTGCAGCGGGGCGACAAGCTGATGGGCTTTAGCAAGCACGTGGCTGAGGACATCCTGAAAGAGTGGCTGTAAGGAGGGGCTGGCCATGCGGAAGGCAAAAGTCTGGGACGCGAGGCAGCTGCCCGCGTATCTGACCGTGGCACAATACGGCGAGCTGATGGGCATTTGCCCGAAGACGGTGCGGCGGATGTGCCAGCGGGGTGAGCTGCCCGCCCACAAAGAAGGGCCGAGGCTGTGGCGCATCGACAAAAACGCCGCGCTGGAGCAGCGGCAGGAGGCCATGGAGATCTGCCAGCGGAACGCCAGGAAAGCTCCGAAAAACAAAAAGCCCGCCGGTGCTGGAACACCGACGAGCTTCCGAGTGACAGGTTGAAGGGCCTATCACCAGAATGATTTTACCACAGCGAAAGGAGAATTGCAATGAAAATGAAGATGAAGATCCGGGCGCTCTACCTGACCGGCACTGCGCTGCTCATCGGCGCGGCGGGGGTGGGCGACAGCATCACCTTTGACGCCGTGGGCAGCTGGACGGGCGCGGCCATCCTGGCCGTGCTGATGGCCGCCGGCGGCATCGTCTGCTGGGGCTATGGCCGGGGGCTCGAGATCGAGCGGGCGGAGAAGGCGCAGCTGCGCCGGTACTGCCGCAAGCTGAAGAGCTGCCAGAGGGCGGCGGAAGAGAAGAACGACAAGCATAGCGCGTAAAGGAGAAGAGTGCAATGGTACGAATCGAGATTAAGAAAGTGGCGAATGGGCAGATGATGCTCGGCATAGAGGCAAAAAAAGAAGCGCCGGATGAGGTGCTGACGTGTGCCGCCCGCGGCTTTGTGGGTGTGGCAAGGCATCTGCTGGGGCCGATGGCGACCAACCCGCAGTTTGCCGAGGAAATTTCGAGGGGTATCAAGGAAATGCTGCTGGATACGGAAGACCTCAAGGTAACGCGGGGCGTAGAGGGCAAAGAAGCAAAGTTTATGGCAGCGCTGTACGGAATGAATGCAGGGGAGCAGAAATGAAACTGGAAGAATACGAGCACATCCTGCGCACCGGGACACCCAGCGACCGGGCGCGGGCCATCGCAGCAGCGAGCAATGACAAGGAGGTGAGCGAGGAGGAGTTTCACCAGCTGGCGGCGCTCATCAAGGGGGCTGTCCGGCCCAGCGCCCGGAAGATGACGCCGGACGAAGCAAAGCTCTGGGCAGAGGTGAGCCGGGTGAACACCCGGCTGAAGCAGGAGATGGTGGCAGCCAGCTTTACGGTGCGGGCCTTGCCGGGAGACCTGCAGGAGGACGCCATCAACACGCTCTCCAAGACCGTGAGCGGGATGCTGGGCGATCTGAGCCGCCTGATGGCGGAGACCGGGGAGCCGTGATGGACCGAAAGCAATGCATCCATGTTTTTGAGATAACCCGCCAGAAGTGCCTTGTTTGCGCCGGGCGGGATGAGAAGTGCAGGGAGTACGAGCAGCATGAAGAAAAACAAAATGAGTCTCACGACAGAGCTTGACCTGACGCGGGAAGGAACGGCGGAGATGACGAGGTGGTGCATCCTCATCGCGCTGCACCAGAGCTTTGGCATTGGCGCGGCGCGGCTGAACAAGATCCTGGCCCGGGCGGAAAAGCTGGGGCAGGAGAGTCTGGATGTGGCCATGACAGTAAACGACCGGGGGATGCCCTCGACGGACAGGAGCCTTGCTTTGCGGCGCAGCTGGATGCCGAGGAATGTAGATCCCGACTTCCGGGTGCCGGTGCTGCGCAGCCCCCGCACCCGGCGGGAAGAGCAGCTGCGGATGGCGGGCGACGTGGCGGCCAGCATGGTCTGGACCCTGTGCGCCAAGGCCTGCATTGACGAGCTGGGCTTCGGCACAGAACGGCTGCTCCGCCTGAAGGAAGAGGCGCTGGCCAACTACCGGCAGGTGAACGAAGAAGGTCACGCGGACGGGCTGGATGTGGCGATGGAGCATCTGCGCCGGTGTGCGCAGGCTGCGCTGAAGGAAGAGGTCACTGTGGACGAGCAGCCGGACGAGGACCGGGTAAAGCAGAGCGAGCGGGACTACGAGGAGCAGAAGCGGGCGTTTTTGAAGCGGGCCGTGATGCAGCAGCTGGGGCGAAAGGCCGGGAAGGGCGGGCTGCGGATCCTGAGCGAAACGCAGATGGAGGAAAAGGCTGCTGCCGCCATGGCGCAGCTGCAGGAGGACACATGGGCAAAACGAATCTCTACACCGTAAAGGACTACCTGACCGGGGAGGTCCTCGCAAAAGGCACAGCCGGAGAGCTGGAGGCCAGCGGCATCGTACCGAAGGGCTACCACACCAGCGAGTGGGCCAAGCATGAGAACCAGAAGCGGCGGAACCGGAAATACGCAGTCACTTTTGAGGAACGGCAGCCGGAAGTGAAGCGCGGCGAGAAAGGCCGGATGATGAGCGTCTACACCTGCTACAACGCAGCCGGAGACGTAATAGGCGAAGGCACCGCAAGGGAGCTGTGGGAGGCGGGCGTCTTCAGCAACGACAACGCGGCCTACTATACCTACAAAGAACAGGGCGGGCGCTGCATAAAGCGCGGCATCGCAAAAATGACCTGCCGAAAAGAGATGCGGAAGGTCGGCCAGAACAATGCCCGGGGTGAAAAGGCAGACTGCGCCGCAAAGAAGCCGGAGCGGACCGTCCTGCGGAAGATAAAAGACCCGACGCCGCTGGACTACGACGTCCACGACCTGATGACCTACAACGCCATCGCCAAAAAAGAGGGCCGACCGGAGCTGACCTACGGCTACTGGGCAGCGGCGGGAAAGCCAGCAAGGCCATGATAAAAGGGCCTTGCAAGAACTGCCCGAAACGGCATCCTCTCTGTCGTGACCGGTGCGAGGCATACCGACGCTGGAAAGAGGAAAAGGCCAAAGAGGCAGCCTACACCAAGCGAAAAAAAGAAGACGGCGTGATACACAGAAGGGATTTTGACAAGGAGTTCTGGATGTGAGCGAGGCCCCGGCGGGCAACTGCCGGGGCTTTGGCGACGAAGATGATATAAGGCGAGATGGGTGCTGCCGAGGAGGCTCGGCGGCAGGCATATCGGTTTATATAGAGGTAAACCTCTCTTAAATAAAGCGTCCGGGCGGGCGCTTTGGGGAGCTAGTATACCCGTTATTTCTGTGCCGGTGATGGGCCACAGGAAAGAAAACTACACTACCAGCTCAAGGCAGCAGGAGGGTACAGGATGAAGAAGAGACATACCCGGGAGAAGAAAACACTCTGCGGAGAGAGGTACATGGAGGTGGACCTCTACCGCATCACACCGGAGGAGCACGCAGCCAAGCGGGGAAAGAAAACAAAGCCCAGCAGCGAGCGGCAGAAGAAGCGGAACGCCCAGCACTCACACCGGTGGAGGGTACAGAAAGCCAACGCAAACTTTACCGTGCTGGGATTTTATCTGACCCTGACCTACATAGACACCTTTTTGCCGGAGAGCATGGAGCAGGCCCAGCGGGATCTGCGCAACTACATCCGGCGGGTGAAGGCTGCCATCGCAAAGCTGTACGGCCCGGGCGCCGAGCTGCGGGTGATGGGCCTGACCGGCTGCGGGCGAAAGAGCGGGCGCTACCACCACCACCTGCTGATGGAGTGCCCGGGGCTGACCATGCGGCAGAATGCCGACTTCCGGCAGCTGCTGGAGGACAAGTGGGCCATGCGCTGGCCGGACGGCAGCGTGGAGAGCCTTGGCACAGCCAACGCCGACCGGCTGAATCTGCAGAACAGGCTGGATGACCTGATCACCTACTTCGAAAAGCACGGACAGATGCGGTGGTACGAGACGAAGAATCTGACACTGCCGGTGGAGCGCGCCCCCAACGACACCCGATGGAGCCTCAAGCAGCTGCGCAAGGCCTGCACCGAGTGCAAGGACAACGCCTACTGGTGGGAACAGAGATACCCGGGCTGGAAGTTTGTGCGGTGCGTCGTGCCGGAGCCGGACGCGCCGGGCGACGAAAAAGAGGGATGGGACGCAGACGAGCTGCGCTGCTATGTGGTGATGGTAAAGCGGGAGGGTGCGAAAGTTCGCACCTGACAGACAAAGTACCGGTATTTTGCGTTTTAACGCGCGCGAAAGAAAGGCGGCGAGGGATTGACCAGGGAGCAGAAACGACGGGTGCGGGAAGAGCTGCGGGCTTGTGGACAGGGAAAAAGCGACTGGGCGGGCGTGATCGCGCTGGCGATGGACTACTACGAGGCCGCAGACCCGGTGTGCAAACGGCTTTTGCAGATGCGGTATCTGGACGGGATGCCGGAGGAGCGAGTGGTGGCGAAGCTGCACATCGGGCGGACGACCTACTACCACAAGGAGCTGGAAGCGCTGAGCACCGTGGCAGTGTATGCGGCGGCGGCAGGGCTGTTATAGCATTGCCATAGCGTGATGAGGCTGGGGAGACCCGGCCTGTTTGTGTTGCCTGACTCTCAAATGTCCGCAGTAGTTTTGTTTTTCCGGCGGCGGTAGACTGGGAGAGAAGAACTACAGAGGGGAGGCAGAGCGGTGGCCAAGCGGGCATATTGCAAAAACACGGTGAAGGGCTCCCGGCGGGGACAGAAGTACCCGCCGAAGGTGCGGGCCGAGGTGCTGATGGCCATGCTGTCGTCTGGATCCATCTGTGCGGTAGCCCGGCGGTACGGCGTACCGGAGAGCACCATCCGCAGCTGGCTGGCCGAGGAAGCCGGCCGGAGCGACGCCTTTGCAAAAGAGCGGCAGGCTGCTGCGCGGGAGATAGCGATCCGGGCCAGCCTCGGGGCGAGGGCGCAGGTGAGCTATTTGCAGAGCCGTGTGGACGAGAGCCAGCGGGCCGCGCAGGTACGGGCCAAGCTCCACCGGAAACTGGACGAGGACACCCGCGCACGTTGCTTCGCGGTAGGCACACTGCTCAAGAGTGATGCCGAAGAGCTGGCGGACGCCACGGAGACGGGGCTTGTGCTGTACGCTGCCGAGGACAGCTACGACCGGCAGCTGGACAGCGAAGAGCGAAAACTGCTGGACGCTCAGCTCGAGCGGTACGGTGAGCGCGTGATGAGCGATAAGAACGCCGCCGCGATGGCTACCGTGCTGATGACCGTGGCCGAAAAGGCTGCGGCAATGGTACCCAGCCAGAGCCAGAGCGAGGGCGATGCCCCACCGCTGGTGGAGATCGGGGCCGAGGGCCGGGAAGAAAAAGGGCCGGAGGTGATGGTGGATGGAGCATAAAACATATCACGGACGCCCAGTGATCTGGTCGCCGCAGCCGAGGCAGGCAGCTTTTATGGCGCGCACCGAGGACGAAGCTCTGTATGGGGGCGCTGCTGGTGGCGGGAAGAGCGACGCACTGATCATCGAGGCGCTGCGGCAGGTACACATCCCACACTACCGGGCGCTCATCCTGCGCAAGACTTACCCGCAGCTTTCGGAGCTCATCGACAAGACCATGCGGTACTACAAGCCGGTATTTCCCAAAGCGAGGTACAACGGCTCGAGCCACTGCTGGACCTTCCCCAGCGGGGCGAAGATCTACTTCGGCAGCCTGAACCACACACAGGACAAGTACAACTATCAGGGCAAAGCGTTCGACTTTATCGGTGTGGATGAGCTGACCCACTTTACCTGGGACGAATACAGCTATGTCATGAGCCGAAACCGCCCCAGCGGCCCCGGCACCCGGGTCTATATCCGGGCCACGGCCAACCCCGGCGGCGTGGGGCATGGCTGGGTGAAGGCACGGTTTATCAGTCCGGCACCTGCCGGGACGCGGATGGTGCAGCTGGTGAAGGTGAAAACGCCGGACGGGGAGGAGATCACCCGGCGGCGCACCCGCATTTTTATCCCGTCCACCGTCTTTGACAACCCGGCGCTGCTGGAAAATGACCCGGGCTACATCGGCACACTGGCCTCGCTGCCGGAGGCCGAAAAGCAGGCACTGCTCTACGGAAACTGGGACAGTTTTTCGGGGCAGGTGTTCACCGAGTGGCGGAACGACCCGAACCATTACAAGGACCAGCGCTGGACCCACGTCATCGAACCGTTTCCCATCCCGGAACACTGGAAGATATGGCGGGGATACGACTTCGGTTTCTCGAAGCCGTTTTCGGTGGGGTGGTATGCAGCGGACGAGCGCGGGCGACTCTACCGCATCAAGGAGCTGTACGGCTGCACCGGACGCCCTAACGAGGGCCTGCGCATCGACCCGGTGCAGCAGGCACGGCGCATCCGGGACGCCGAGCAGAACGACCCGCTGCTGAAAGGCCGGGTCATCCTGGGCGTGGCCGACCCGGCCATCTTCGACGAGAGCCGGGGCGAGAGCATCGCAGACATGCAGGAGAAAAGCCCGAACTTTCTGCACTGGATGCCCGGCGACCACACCCGTCTGGCGGGCAAGATGCAGATGCACTACCGGCTGAATTTTGACGGCGAGGGCAGGCCGATGCTGCAGGTCTTCAACACCTGCAAGCACTTCATCCGCACCATCCCGAACCTCGTGTATGACGAGAGCAATGTAGAGGACATCGACACCACGCAGGAGGACCACATCTACGACGAGTGCCGGTATGTGCTGATGGAGAACCCCATCAGCGCCGCAAAGCACACCCAGCCGCCGCCCATGCTGGACGACCCGCTGGATATGGACCCGAGGAAGGATAAGACGAGGTTTATGAGGATATGAACAGGAACGCGGAAAGGAAAATGGGATGGAATTTGGTAAAAAAGAGCTTGACCTGACAGCAGATGAAAGCCCCGGCGGCGAGAGTCTGGCCGGGGTGCTGGATAGTGAACCGGCGATCGGCGAGAAGGAGATCAGCGAGGCGATGGCCATCCTCGAAAAGTACAAGTCGGCCAAAGCCAGTCTCGACAAGCGGATCATCGACAACGAGGAATGGTACAAGCTGGGACACTGGAAGCAGTACGGCAACCGGGTGATGGAAGGCAAGCGCGCCCCCAGCACGGGGTGGCTGTTCAACTCCATCGCCAACAAACACGCCGACGCCATGGACAACTACCCGGAGCCGAACGTGCTGCCGAGGGCGCAGGACGACGAGGAGACGGCGAAGCTCCTCTCCGACATTCTGCCGGTGGTGTTGGAACAGGCCGACTACGAGAGCGTGTACAGCGACACCTGGTGGCGCAAGCTCAAGCAGGGTACCGGCGTCAAGGGCATTTTCTGGGACCCGGCGCTGCGGGAGGGCCTTGGGGACATCGCCATCCGGAGCATGGACCTTCTGATGCTCTACTGGGAGCCGGGCGTGGAGGACATCCAGGACTCGGCCAACTTCTTCTCGCTGGCGCTGGCCGACAACGACCGTCTGGCGGCCCGGTGGCCTCAGCTCGAGGGCAAGGCGGGCAGCAGCGGCATCACCGTGGGGCAGTACGTCAGTGACCAGAACATCGACACCAGCGAAAAGAGCGTGGTGGTGGACTGGTACTACAAGCGGGAGAAGCCCGGCGGCCAGACCGTGGTGCATTACTGCAAGTTCTGCAACGGCGTGGTACTCTACGCCAGTGAGAACGACCCGCAGATGGCCGAGACCGGTTTCTATGACCACGGAAAATATCCCTTCGTGTTCGACCCGCTCTTTGTGGAAGAGAACAGCCCGGCGGGCTTTGGGTACATCGACGTGATGAAGGATACCCAGGACGCCATCGACCGGATGACGCAGGCCATGGACGAGAACACGCTGGCGGCGGCCAAGAAGCGATACCTCGTCTCGGACACGGCGGGCGTGAACGAAGACGAGCTGCTGGACACGGCAAAAGACGTGGTACATCTGGTGGGCCGTCTGGATGAGCGGGGCTTCATGGAGCTGGAGACCGCTCCGCTGCCCTCCAACACCATCGCTTACCAGCAGAACCGTGTGGCCGAGCTGAAGGAGATCAGCGGCAACCGGGACGTGAACCAGGGCGGCGCGACCAGCGGCCTGACCGCTGCTTCGGCCATTGCGGCGCTGCAGGAAGCAGGCTCGAAGCTCAGCCGGGATATGCTGAAGAGCTCTTACCGCTCCTTTGCAAAAGAATGCTACTTCATCATCGATTTGATGCGGCAGTTCTACGACGAAGAGCGGGTCTACCGCATCACCGGCCAGCAGGGCGGTACGGAGTATCGGGAATTTTCCGGCCAGATGCTGCGGCCGCAGCCGGTGGAGAGCGTGGGCGGCGTGGAGCTGGGCGCCCATGAGCCGGTGTTCGACATCACGGTGAGCGCGGCCAAGAAGAGTACCTTCAGCCGCCTGTCGCAGAACGAGACGGCGAAGGAATGCTACCAGCTGGGGTTCTTTGCCCCGGCCAACGCGGACGCCGCACTGGCGTGTCTGGACATGATGGATTTCGAGGGCATCGAGAAGGTGCGTCAGCGGGTGGCCCAGAACGGCACTCTGTACCAGCAGCTGCAGCAGGCGATGGCACAGATCCAGCAGATGGCGGCGGTCATCGACCAGCAGAACGGCTCGAACCTGAGCGAACAGGCCGGTGCTGCGGCCGCTGCCATGACCGGCGGCGGGGGCGGCGGAGAGACCAGCGCAAAGACAGTGACCAACTCTCTGGGCGGACAGGTGGGCGGCGGAACGAACCCGCTGGCCACGAAGGCAGCCGAGAGGGCGATGAATGTGAATGATCCGAATAAATAACGCTTTGCTGGGGCTATACGCGCCGGTGGCGCGGGGCGGGTCTTCTCTAACGGTCAAATGGCTATGCGCTCCGCGCGGGCCAGAGGTGGGGAGGGGTGTTTCGACTCCCCCCTCCCGACCTCTGGACTCCGCCCACCCCGCAACGAGAAAGGGGCTGCTCGCCCCTTTCAGACCCCAAAGAAGAAGTCGAAACGGAAAAAAGCTAGCCGCTTCGCTAAATGCTTTTTTCTCGTTTCTCCGATTTGAAAACGAGTGGAGGGTAACATGATCAAAATTGAGATGATGGATACGGACAAAGGCTACAGTCTGGCTGCAAGCGGCCATGCCGACTACGCACCGGAGGGGCAGGACATCGTATGTGCGGCAGTTTCTGTGCTGGTGCAGACGCTGGCAAACAAGGTGGACGCGGCTGCAAGGAGTGGGAGACTCCTGGCGAGCTGTGTGCAGCATGGCGAGACTTTTGTGGTGCAGGCCCTGCCGAAACCCGGCCCGAACAATCTGATGGTCGCAAGCTGGTTTGACTTTGTGCAAGAGGGCCTGCGTGCGCTGGCGGAAGCGTATCCGGACAATGTTGAGTTGATGGTCACAGACGGCGGCGCAGATGATATGGACGAACCTGCCATGAAATTGCAGATGTTTGCGGAGGGCGGTGACGGTGCCGGTGCAGCAGAAGGCACTGGCGAAGCTGCGGCGGCAGAAAAGGCTGCGTCTGCTCCCGCCCAGGGCAAAGGCCGGGAGGCTGCTGCCGCTGAGGTAGATGAGATGCTGAGCCCGGCGGAAGAGCCGGACGCGGAGGAAGATGTTGCTGAAGGCGAGGAACAGGACGGTGCGGCAGACAAGAGCGGCACCGACCCGGAGGCGCACCGGAAAGCGTTTGGCGAACTGATGAGGGGCGAGTACAACCGGGAGTTTGGCGAGATGATCGTACAGGCTACCCAGAAAGCCTACGACAGCATCCTGAACGAGCAGGGGCCGGTGGGGCGTATCCTGAACGCTTTGGGCCAGAAGTACGGCACTGCTCCCGGCGACTACGAGGCACTGGCCGCTGCGGTGGAGGGCGGCGTCGTGAAGGACGACGCCTACTACGAAGACATGGCCATGAAGAAGGGCATCAGCGTCCAGCTGGCAAAGGAAATGGACGCGCTGGAAAGCGAGAACGCCAAGCACCGTGCCGCCGAGCAGCAGCGGGCGGAAGCCGCCAAGATGGAAGCCATCCAGCAGGAGTGGGACGCCGCCGTGGAGCGCATCCGGGCTGAAGACCCGGACTTCGACATCAAGACGGCGCTGGCCGACCCGGATTTTGCCCAGATGCTCAAGCTGGGCGTGAAGATGGAGGACGCTTACAAGGCCCGCTACTTTGACGACATCATGGCCCGGAAGACTGCTGAGACCGCCAAGAAGACGGAGAGCGGCGTGGTGGAGCGTATCCGCCAGCGGGGCGCACGGCCCAGCGAGAACGGCACCAACCCCGGCGGCGCGGCGGTGCTGAAGACCGACGTCTCCAAGCTGACGCCTGCCCAGTGCGAAGAGCTGGAACGCCGGGCCATGCGGGGGCAGATCATCACTTTTTAACCGGAAGCTGCCGCTGCCCGGAAGAAAACCTCTCAGCTTTGCAGTCCGCCTGACGGCGGCGCTGCAAAGCAGCTCTCCTAGAAAGGAGAGCCTTTCTCAAAGGAAATGGCGGCTCTCAATAAAGCAAGACACGAAAGGAGAACACAAATGAAAATCCACATGAATCTGCAGCTGTTTGCACAGCCTGCAAACCACACCGGTGCGACTGGCATGAGCGCCGAAATGAAGACCTACTACGAGAAGCGTCTGCTGGACCAGGCAGAGCCGCTGCTGGTGCATGACCAGTTTGGCGACAAGTATCCCATCCCGGCCAACAACGGCAAGACCATCGAGTTCCGCAAGTACGAGAGCCTGCCCAAGGCCACCGAGCCGCTGACCGAGGGCGTGACCCCCAATGCTCAGGCTCTGACCGTCACCCCCATGACCGCCACCGTGAAGCAGTACGGCGGCTGGGCAGCCATCACCGACGTGCTGCAGCTGACTGCCATCGACAACAACATCACTCAGGCGACCAAGGTACTGGCATCTCAGGCGGGCCGTACGCTGGACACCGTGACCCGCGAGGTGCTGGCAGGCGGCACCAACGTCATCTACGCGCCGGCTGGCGACACCGCCGTGACCAGCCGCGCCAACCTGACCACCGCCAGTGTGCTGACGCCGGATCTTATCGATCAGGCGGCCACCGCCCTGAAGGCCCAGAACGCCGACGCCATCGGCGAGAGTTACGTTGCTATCGTCCACCCCTATGTGGCCTATGATCTGCGCCGCAACCCGGAGTGGATCGACGTCCACAAGTATGCTGCCCCTGAGAACATCTACAACGGTGAGATCGGCAAGCTGGCCGGTGTGCGCTTCATCGAGACCAGCGAGGCGAAGATCTGGACCGGCAGCGGCTGCCCGAGTGGTCTGGCCGTGTTTGGCACTCTGGTGCTGGCAGCTCATGCCTACGCTGTGACCGAGGTGGAGGGCGGCGGCCTGCAGCACATCGTCAAGCAGCTGGGTGCGGGCGAAGACCCGCTGAACCAGCGCGCATCCGTGGGCTGGAAGGCCATCAAGACTGCGGAACGTCTGTGTGAGCAGTACATGGTCCGCATCGAGAGCATCAGCCCGAAGTACAGCGCGAAGGCGAAGGCAAACTAAGGAGGAAATACTATGGCTACGAAGAAAGAACCTGCGGCCCAGGCCGTGGAGAACGCGGTGGAGACTGTGGAGAAGGTCGAGGCAGCGACCGAAGAAAAGGACGACGGCATGGTGACTATCCATCTGTTCAAGGATGACGACCGCTATTCGGCACCGGTGTTCGTGGGCGTCAACGGCGACAGCTACCTCATCCAGCGCGGCATGGACGTGAAGGTGCCGAAGGCTGTGGCCGAGGTGCTGGAACACAGCATCAAACAGGACGCCGAAGCGGCCCGGAAGAGTCAGGCCATGCAGGCGGCGGCCGGAACCCAGATGATGACCATTTGATATTTCCCCCGGTACAGCTTGCAGGCGCTTGCTGCGCCGGGGGATTTTGTTTTGGAGGTTTTTTATGACAGCAGGCGAAGCGATAAAGATGGCTGATGAGCTGAGGCCGAACAATCATTTTGAGAACCGGTTGAAGCAGCTATGGCTGCGGCAGGCAGACAGCGGGATGCGCCGGAACATCGTGGAGCGCAGCCAGACCGGCGGCGACTTTGAGGACAAGGGCGCGGATATTCTGTGGAACGACGGGCTGGAATATGACACCCCGCTGCTGGCCTGCTGTGCGGCAGAAGCACTTTATCCGCACTGGCTGGCTGCGCAGATGGACCTTGCACTGGGCGAGACGGCCCGGGCGGCGAATGAGCTGCAGCTCTACACGAGTTATGTGCAGGAGTTTGCGGTGTGGGTGAGGCGGAACTATATGCCGGCAGGCGGCGGGAGGCTGATGACGTGACGAACCTGAACCAGATAAACAGCCAGCGGCAGCTGCTGCGGGTATTCGGTGGGCTGAATGAGGGATATGCGTGCAGCGAGGCAGAGCTGAGCGAAGAGAAGAACTTCTCTTCGCGGGGATACCCGGCCCTCGAGACCCGCAAGCCCCGGCGGAAGGTGCGGGAAGCAGCCGGGATGAACGGGATGTACCATCTGAACGGCCTTTTGACCGTGGAAGGCACGACCCTGCGGTATGCCCCGGATGACGGCAGCGCCGCTGTGGAGCTGAAAGGCGCCCTGGGCGACAACGAAAAGAGACTGGTGGGCATAGGGACCAAGGTGCTCATCTGGCCGGACAAGATGTCCTTTGACACTGCGAGCGGAACGCTGAGTGCGCTGGGGTCCAGCTGGCAGCAGGGCGGAGTGAGCCTGACCGTGACCCCCTGCGATGCTGCCGGTGTAGTGTACACGCCGAATCTGTTCGGTGCGACCGAACCGGAAAGCCCGGAGAACGGCGATGTCTGGCTCAAACAGGCCGAAGACGCCCCGTGGAGCTACCGCGACGCCCTGAAGCTCTACAGCACAGCGGGCGGCTGGCAGAACATTCTGCTGAACTACTGCCGCGTGACCTGCAAGGGGCTGGGCGAAGCTTTCAAAGCCGGGGACACTGTGACGCTGACGGGCATCCCGTCTGTGGTGAAGAATGCTTACTCTTCTGATTTCAGCGGGGACGTAGTGGTGGACGACGTGGCCGGGGACTCAGTGATCCTCGCCATCGCGCCGGACATCGAGAGCGTTTTGTACTACGGCACCTGCGTGGTGACAGGCCAGAGCGTGGTGTGGACGGCCATGGACGGCAAGACCACCCAGACCTTCGACGGGCCTTTCCCGGACGTGACGGCCCAGCGGCGGGTGCCGGATCTCGACTGGCTGACGGAGCACAACAACCGTGTATGGGGCTGCTCGAGCACCGAAAACGTCATCTATGCCTGCAAGCTGGGCGACGCCACCAACTGGTTCTCCTACCGGGGAACGGCAGCGGACAGCTACGCCGTGACTGTGGGCAGCGACGGGGCCTTTACCGGTGCGGCTACCTGCATGGGATACGTGCTTTTCTTCAAGGAGAACGGTCTGCACAAGCTGTACGGCACCAAGCCCAGCGACTACCAGATGAGCAGCATCCAGTGTTCGGGCGTGGCCAAAGGTGCGCACCAGAGTCTCTGCGTCATCAACGAGACGCTGTACTACCTCTCGATGGACGGCGTCATGGCGTGGGACGGCAGCCTGCCCACCAAGGTGTCGGCCTCGCTGGACGAAGAACGCCTCAGCCATGTGACGAGAGCCGCCGCCGGCGGGCTGGTGGGCCGGTACTATCTGCACACCGAAAGCTCCGGCGGGCAGCGGCTGTTGGTATACGACACTGAGAAAGGGCTTTGGCACGAGGAAGACTCCACCGGCTGGGCCATGTGCAGCACCGGGCGACAGCTCTATCTCTGGGACAAAGAGGCCATCTGGGCCGCAGACGGAAGCCGGGAGGCCAGCGGCGAAGAGGACACGGTGGAATACGAGGCTGTGACCGGTGACATCGGAATCGGGAGCCCGGACGACAAGTATTGCAGCCGGGTGACGGTGCGGCTGGACGCGATGGAGCGGACCGTGGTGACGCTCTGGGCCAGCTTCGACGGCGGCGAGTGGCAGGAGATGGGCCGGGTGGACACCGCAGGGAAGCGTGTGAGAGTGAACCTGCCCTTCGTCCCGACCCGTCACGACACCATGCGGCTGCGCCTGACCGGAAAAGGGCAGATCGCAGTGAGGAGCATCGCCATGATGCTGAGCAGCAGCGAGGGCGGAAGAGTGAACGGAGGTGTACCGAGACATGGCTAGTATCGTAGGGCTTTCGAAGATCTCCATGCCGAGGCTGGAAAAACTGGACGCGGACAGCGCCCGGGAGCTGAGGAATTATCTGTACCAGATGCAGGAGCAGCTGGAATATATTTTGAGCAACATTGACACCGAGAATCTCTCGGGGGACTTACAGGAGAAGCTGAAATGAGTAATTTGAGCAACGCAAGAGCGCAGCTGGAGGAGTGGGAGGCGAAGAAGCCGGAAGACTACACCAGCAAATACAAAGACAGGATAGATGGCGTGATGGGTCAGCTGGACGGGATGAAGGATTTCAGCTATGACCCCACCCGGGATGCGGCCTACGAGCAGTACAAGAACAGCTACACCCGACAGGCAAAGCTGGCCAACGAGAACGCGCAGGCCAACGCCAGCGCCATCTCGGGCGGGTACGGCTCGAGCTATGGCACACAGGCAGGCCAGAGCGCCTACCAGAATGCTATGGCAGGCTTGAGCAATGCCACGAACGGGCTGTACAGCCAGGCACTGAACCAGTACACCCAGAAAAAGAGCGACCTGCAGAGCCAGCTGAGCGGATACCAGCAGGCCGAGGCGCAGGACTACGAGAAATACCAGACCAACTACCAGAACTGGGAGAACCAGCGCAACTACTATCAGAGCGTGTACAATCAGGCGGCCAGCGAGGAACAGGCAAAGAAGAACCGGCGCTCGGGATTTTGGAACACCGTAGTGAGCGTGGGAGCGACCCTGCTGCCCCTTCTTTTCCTGTAAGAAAAACGCCCTGCCCGGGAAGGGGCAGAGCGGTCAAAAACCTCGCCGTTACGCCTGACGGCGCGATGCAAAGCAGCTCCCCGGGAGAGCACTATCCCGGAAGGACCTCTCAGGCGCCATGCGGCGCCAGCTCCCCTAGCGAGGGGAGCCTAAGAGGAGAAAGGATTTGAGAAATGGGAGTTTTTAAAAGATACAGGGACGCGCAGGCGGCGCAGAAGGACGCGGAGAACGCGATGCCGGGGGCGTACCAGAGCAGGTACACCGACCGGATTAATGAGGCGCTGGACAGCATGGGCGCAGCCAGCAATGCGGGCTACGATGTAGGCACGGACAGCGAACTCTACCGGCAGTACCGCGCGGGCGCGCAGGCGAATGCCAGGGCGGCGGCTGAGAACGCCGCTGCGGGCGCTGCCGCGCTGAGCGGCGGGTACGGCTCGAGCTACGCAAACAGTGTGGCCCAGCAGGGCTACCAGCAGACCATGGCGAACGTGGACAGCGGGCTGGCCAGGCTGCGGGACAAGGCTCTGACCATGTACCAGCTGAAGCAGAACGGCCTCTCGGGGCTGCTGAGTGCGCTGCAGAATCAGGACAGTCTCGAGGCGGCGGAGCATCAGGGGGCTGTGGCCAACGCGCAGGACTGGCGGGACTACAAGAAGAGCCGGGCAGACCAGGCGGCGCAGGAGAAGAGCGATTTCCTCTCGAACCTGTGGGAGATGGCGAAGAGTGTGGGCAGAGCCGGTCTGACGGCCTACGACACCTACAAGGGCTACACCCAGCAGCAGTGGGAGAACGAGTTTGCCCGGGAACAGTGGGAGTACAACAAAGAGCGCACCGGCCAGAGCGATGCACTGAATGCCTACGAGCAGGCGTTCAACCTGTACCAGCAGGGAGCGGGCGATGCCGCGAACGCCGTGCTGGGCCGGTATGGTCTGGATACCGGAATCTTCGACAATTACAGCGGCGCACCCATCACCCGCGCAGACAAGGCGGGTGCGCTCACGACCGCAGCCGGGCTGGCAGGCGGCGGCAGCGACGAGGCTGCACGGGCGGTGCTGGAACTGTACGGCCTGGATCCGAACTCTGTGGGAAATTACAGGACGATCGCAGGACGGCAGCTTGCAACGGCGCTGGCAACAAAGAGCGCAGGCAGCTCGGGCGGCTCTTCGGGCAGAAGGAGCAGCAGCACGAAAGGCAGCGGAAATAGCTGGACGAACAGCCAACTGCAAAGTATGGCAAAGACATTTTCTTCTATGAAGGGAAATGAGCCGCTATACGATTTTTACAAGCAGACCTTAACGGATAATGGGTGGCTCAATGCGGATACTGCGAACGTCCAGAGCGCAAGCCAGAGCGGCGGCGTAGATATGGCGGCAATGCTGGCAAAGAACTATGCGAAAAAAGGTTATAGCGCGTGGGCTATCATGAACAATATGAACCAGAACGGGTACAGCGATGAAGAAATCGCAAGAGCGCTTGAGAAGGCGGGGGTGAAGGGCTGATGGCATGGACAGCGGAAAAAGTTAAGGAAATGAGAGAAAGCAACCCATCGAAGGCGGCAGAAAGCTCTGGGTGGACGGCGGAAAAGGTGAGAGCTGTCCGCACCAAGACGCCGAATCCGCCCACTGCATCGAGCACAGTGCTGCCCAAAAGCAACATCTATGCAGATGCCCTGCAGCAGTACACCGAGCGGCACGCCAGCGACATGGGGGAGGTGGATGCGAGGAACGAGCCCTCTCAGGCGCGCAGCGGGCGGAAAGAAAACCTCTCACCGTTCCCGTCGGCTGACGCCGCGCGAGAACGGAGCTCCCCTGATAGGGGAGCCTTTCTTAAAGGAAGCCCCACCGAAAGGGCGCTGGACATGGGGCAGAAGTGGGGCGTACCTGCGAAGAGCGGGAACGTGCTGGAGAACGTGGACGGCGGGGCCATGGCCTACGGCAGCGGCCGGGCGCAGGAGCTGAGAGCCAGTTTTGCCAAGGACAGCGTACCGGACGAGTTTGACCGCATCAACCAGTGGCTGGACACCGGGGACAACAAGAATCTGGCCGACGCGGTGCGCCGGGTGGACAACGCGGGCATCTACACAGACGCCGACCTGATCAAGAAGGGCGGCTGGACACAGGCGCAGATCGACGAGGCCCGGAAGATGAACGCTGCGCTGGACGCCATCCCTGCATGGAAGCGGTATGCGCGCCGGGCGGCGAACACCATCGGCGGCATCGGAGACACGGTGGCCGCTGCCCCGGTGCTGGGCGCGGAGTACGGCGTACAGGCGGGAAAGAACATCGACGCCACCCTGAAGAACTGGAAACAGGTGGAGCAGGAGGTGAAGGGCGACGAGCACGCCCAGAGTCTTTTCGACCTTTTGACCGACGTGGACATGGATTATAACCCCACATGGCCGGAGAGCCGGAACCGGGAGCTGATCTCGATGGGGTACAACTCCAAGGAGATCCGGGAGATGCGCCAGAAGCTGGCGGGGCTGGAAGTGAGCGACGGCATCGACAAGAACCGGAGCGTGGGCTACCAGCTCTACGACCGGGGCCAGAAGCTGACGGCGGCGGCCCAGAGCGGCCTGAGCCCGGCCCAGCGGGCCGTGGCGGGGGCTGTGACCAGCGCGGCGGAGAACCTGGCTGTGGCGGGCGTGAACCCGGCGGCAGTGCTGCCGGTACTGAGCGCACAGGGCGCAGCGGAGGCCATGGGACAGAGCGCAGAGAAGGGGGAGAGCGCCGGTAAGGCCCTGGGCGGAGGCCTCGCCAAATTCGGCGCAGGCTGGGCCATCAACTCGGTGGGCGCGGCTGACCTTGCAAAGACCATGGGATCGGACTACGCGAAGGACACATTGGCAGGGCAGATCGCGGACTGGGTGCAGGGGCTGGCAGGCAGCTCGGAGCTGGCGCAGCGGTACCCGGCGGTGGCTGCGGCCATCTCGGGCGGCATTGACAACTCGATGCAGGCATTCGCGGAGACCTATGCGGACATGGCCATCGACGCTGCGCTGGGGGACAGCGAGGCGGCGAAGAACCTGTTCAGCAAAGACACCTTCCTCACCGCTCTGGAAAGCGGACTCTCCGGCGGTGCGTCCGGCGCGCTGGGCGGCGCTGTGGGCTCAGGGCTGCACAGCATGAGCGAAGCGCTGGACAGGGAGGCGGAGCGTTACGACCGGACGGACCGGATGAAGCGGGCTGCCGCCCAGCAGAAGGAATGGGAGACCCGGGCAGCGGAGCCCTCTCAGCCGACTGCGGATAGCTCTGCTGATAGAGCGCTGGCAGGGCAGGACCTTTCAGTCGCTGACGCGACAGCTCCCCTTAAAAGGGGAGCCACTGGCGTGCCGGGCAGCTCTCAGCTGGACGCCGGAAGTGCTGCGGGGCGTGAGATGGCGGGCCTTGCGACAGAGGGAAGCGGCAGTGGACCTGCGCAGCAGACACTGGGAGCCGCAACCCGGGCGCAAAGCGCCTTTCTTAAAGGAAACTCCACTGAAAGTATGCAGCGGGCGGAAGCAACTGCCGCAAAATCGGAAAACCCGGCGGTGCGGCAGTTTGCCGAAGTGGCGGCGAGCGACAATCTGACGGGCAGGACTATCGGGCTGTTTACGCCGAACGCCGAGAACCGGGAAAACCGTGCGGCCTTTGAGCAAACTTACGGCGTGACGCTGCCCGACACTGCGGGCGCGACCCGCCGGATGCTGCGGGAGATCGCCGCACAGCAGAAGGCGAAAAACGAAGCGGTGCCTGCTGTACAGAGCGCAGAGCTGCCCAGCGAAGCTGCGAGTGTGCCGCAGACAGTACAGGATGCTCCCGCAGAAACCGCCGATGTCATGCCGGAAACGGCTGCGCCGGACAACGTGCGTGAAACGCTTGCCGCCGCAGCTGAAACCGACAGCTACGAGAACGCCCCGCTGCGGGAGACTCTGGGACTCCGGCCGGAAGCGCCGAAGACCCAGCGGGAGGCCGAGGTGCAGCGGGCGCTGGAAGGCTGGCGGGTGACGGACAAGGCAGCCGAGACCATCAGCAAAAATATGCCGGACAGGGTGGACGCTGACCGGTATGCGGCCGCAGCGTCGCCGCTGTACCGGCTGGGCCGGAGCGGCGCTGCCACCTTTGCGCAGGCGCTGGAGCTGGCGGGCAGCATGAGCGGCACGGCGGCGGACATCAACTACATCCTGAGCACCGACGCCGGGCGGACGGCCCTCGAGATCGCCTACACCCAGGGCAAGGGAGAACGGATGCTGTATGCCGAAAAGATGACCGAACTGGGCGGCGCGCTTGGCAGCGAGAGCACCAGCGGCAGGGGCGAGGTATACGCCAAGGGTACGATGCGGCAGGAGAGCGACCCGGCCAGCCAGATCATCAGCCTGAACGCAGCGGCCACCGGCACGGATGCTGTGCTGAGGGATGTGCTGCAGAACGACCGGAGCGTCAGGGCCTATGTGGACACCGAGACGGCCCGCATCTTCTTTGGGGACGGTGCGCAGGACATCTTCGGCACGGTGCTGCACGAGGACTACCACTGGTACAACGCGCTGGACGCCGAGGGCGCAAGGACTTTGCAGGAGCACGCGCTGGAATATCTGGCGAAGAGCAGTGGCTACGAAAGCCTGGACGAGATGATCCGGGCGAAACTGCGGGATTACAGCGCCCAGAGCCTGACCTATGAGCAGGCAGCGGAGGAGCTGGTGGCCGACGCATGGCGGGGTATCTTTGACAGCGAGGAGAGCTTCAAGCGCTGGGTGACGTTCCAGCGCGGGCAGGCAGAGAAGAACGCAGGCAAGAGCGGCGCCATCCACAAGGTGATGGAGCAGGTGCGGCAGATGCTGGATGGGCTCATCAGCCGGGCGAAGGAAGTGCTGACCATCAACCCGGACAACCGCGCCGCCCTGAAAGCGAAGCGCCTGGCCGAGGCCGAAAAGCGCACCTTACAGGACGAGTATTTCGCCCACGCAGAAAAGGCCATGGACAACCTGCGGGCGGCAAAAGAAAACGCCGCAGCTCTCAAGACCGAGAGCGCGGCGGAAGGACGGGGCGTGAGGTTCCAGCTACAAGAAGGAGAAGAAACTCTTGAAAAACAACTGAATCGAAATCTTTTACGGCTGGAACAGATGAGCCCGGTGATTGAAATTACAGGGAAAGAAATTGCATACGGTGCAACCAGTAAAGAAAACGCTGAAAACATCGTGCGCTTCTTTGAATCGGTCGGCGGAAAAGTAGAACGTGATGGATTTGGTGTGATCGAGCTGACTCGCAAGGGAGCAAAAGCAACCGTACAGCACGGCAATGGCCCGGCGAAACAAATTGCGGCAGCGGCGATTCCTGAAGTTATCCGTTATGGCGAACAGATCGGCTTTGTAGAGAATTGGAAAGGCCGGGGGTATAACACATATACATTTGTAGCACCGGTCGTGGTGGCTGGAATAAAAATCTATGAGGCGGTTGTTGTAAATGAATACCGCAGTACAAAGCAAGGAAATAAGTTTTATGTCCACGAGGTGTGCGGTTCTGATGGAAGTCTGTTAGTATTGGATGATGCAGGACAGATAAAACAAAAGCAGGAAAGCGCTGACACGGTACTCAAAACCGAGGAGGGCGGTGAACGCCCGAGCTTTCCTGCTAATAAAATTATAACACAGAACGATGCCCCTGTAAAGAAAAACATCCGTTTCCAGATGGCAAGCCCTGTGGAAGTGAACAGCGAAAAAGAGCTGGTGGCGGTACACAACCTGACCGAAGAAAATCTGCGGGAAGCGCTGGACCTGGGCGGGATGCCTTCGCCCTCTATCGCTGTGGTGAAGGCACAGGACGGCCACAGTAAGTATGGTCCCATCTCACTGGTGTTTGGGCCGGACAGTATTGACCCGCAGGCCAGCAGAGCGAACAGGGTGTATGGTTCGGATGCGTGGACACCGACAAGGCCGAACGTGGAGTACGAGATAAACAGCAAAGCGGCAGCTGATTTTGAAGATACTGTATATGAAGCCAGCCAGAGCGATTTTGAGGGAAAGTTTGCAAACAGCTCATCGCTGCAGCGTATTGGTGTAGATGAGGTGAGCAGCGAAAATCGTGAGGAGTTAGCGCAGAAGCTCCAGCGGGATACTGCGGTGCAGCTGGCATATCTGAAAGCTCAGGGCGAGAAGGTAGAACCCATATACAGGACGGAGAAGGAACAGTTCGATAGCCTCGGAAATGATTCACTGGAAAAAATCATCGAATATGCCGGGGCGGACGAACTCAAGAAAGTCTTCGAGGGAGGAGACTTTGACCTGATGGACAAGCTGGCCGACAAAGCAGCGGATGCGCTGGAAGAAAAGTATACACACGGCTCGCTGGAAGGTCAGAATCGGCGATGGCAGATGCGCATCAATAAACTGCGCAATGAGAACCGTGGACGCCTGTATGGCCTGCTCGAACACGCGTATAAGATGATGACTGATACCAGCGATGGAAAAGTAGAGCTGGATGTGGAAGCTACCAGAGAGGCCATCCGGCAGGCGGCTCCCGAAGCAGCGGTGAAAAACTGGGTAAAGGAACAGCTTGGAAATGTGCTGGGACAGAAAGGTATCCGAAACAGCAAAGACCGTTTCACACCCGGCGGAAAGAGACGAAGTTTTACGGAACTGCATAATCCCTATACACTGGAAAACCTTGTGGCGGCTATGAATGCACAGAATGCCCGAGGGCAGGATGTGTGGGGTGTGTCAGCTGCAACGCTGATGTCAACTACGACCGCAGAGTATAAAAGCCTTGATGAGGTACGGGCAGACAAGAACCGTTTACAACAGATGCCGGAAGAAGAATATAAGGCGCTGTTGGAAAAGGCAGACGGCCAGATTGAAAAGGTCGTTGACAAGCTGCGCAGCGAGACCGAAGCCCACGCGGACAACAGCTTTGAAGAGCGGGAGATCCTTGGCGATATTTTGCTGCGGGCCGCGCAGGGCAGCCAGACAGCCGCAGCTATCGGCAAGGCATTTGCAAAAGAAGGCTACATCATTGGTAAGGACACAGCCCAGATGATACGGCAGCTGTACAAAGATGTGGCCGCTATCCCTACCGGGTATTTTGAGGCTAAACCTCAACGTGCGGTGGGCTTTGATGAGGTAAAGGCAGCTGTCCTGCCGGACAACGCCAGCGAGATGCTGGTGAACAGTCTGAAGGAGCAGGGTGTGCCGGTATATCAGTACAAAGCCGGAGACGATGCCAAGCGCACCGAGATTTTGAACAAGCTGCCGAATGTACGTTTCCAGAAGGCCGAACAGGCCGACCGGGACGCCAAGCAGAACCAGCAGCGGCAGGCCAGCCGGGTACTGGCGGAGAAGGCTGCGGCCTTTGATACCCTGAACCAGTTCTTCGGTCTGACGAAGAACACCCGGCTCTCGGATGCTGCTCTCGAGAGCCTCGCCATCCGATGGACGAAGACCAACGGCAGCCGGGCCGACCGGACGAAGCTGGCAAACGAGACGCGGGCGCTGGTGGAGTATCTGCGCTCGGAGGGCGCGGACATGGCCAAGGCGCAGGGACTGGCCGAGACGCTGGCAGGCGAAGTGCTGGATGAGGCGACCTACCGGAACACGGAGCTTTGGAACCAGTACCCCGACCTGCATGACCTGACCTACACGGTAGACAAGAACGGCAAAGCCAAGGCCGAGCTTGTGAAGCGGTACGGAAGCTGGACAGAGGCGGTAGCCGAGGCCCGGCGCCACGGCGTGAAGCTGCGGCAGGCAGAGGGATACCGGGACGGCAACCCGGCGGAACAGTACGAGGCCATCGTGAACGACACCCGGGCCGTGGGCGGCGTGAAGGAGAGCGCGGCAGCACTCTTCCGCTCGGCGGCACAGGAAGCGGGCGTGGCGGGCGCAGCCAGCATGGAGAGCACGGAATGGCTCGACGTGCTGATGAACGTACACGACACCATCAAGCCCAAGATGATGAGTCGGTTCGCGGACGCTGCCGAATACGAGGACGCCAAGGTGGAACTGGCGGGCCGGATGATCGGCGACATCATGAGCCACCCGGAAATGACCGACGCCGAGGCGGTGTTTGAGGGCATCCTGAAACACAACCGGGAGGTGGCCGCAATGGCCGCCGGAAGCGAGGAGCGTGCGGCTGAGGTGACGAAGGGGCTGAAGAACGTGCAGCAGACCCAGCGGAAGGCTTTTGCCGACCGGATGCGGGAAAACAGCCGCAGCCAGAGCGCCGAGGTCAAGAGCGTGAGCCGGGCAGAACGACAGCTCAACGAGAATCTGGAAACGCTGGGAGCACAGGTGAGCACAGCAGCGGGTCTCGACGAGAAGATGACCGCTCTGCGGGAAGCCTACGAGCGGGAATGGAAGGCCGAAAAGAACCGGATGAAGCAGGCCCGGCAGGAGATGCTGGACGAGATAAAGCTGGAGCGCCGACAGCTGCGCTCCCAGATCAACGACCTTTCCCGGCAGGTGGCCGGAGAGCAGCGGAGAGCCGACCGGGCGGAGCATCAGCTGCTGGTACAGGAAAACGAGATCATGGAGTGGGAGGCCGAGAACCAGCGCAAGGCGGAAGCATGGCAGGAAAAACAGGCCCAGAGGAATGCCATTGCCATTGAAACGGCCCGGCAGCAGCGGGACGAGGACGTAGCCGTGGCCAAGGCACTGGCCGAAAAGCGGGTGCAGAAGGCCCGGGAAGGACGGAAGGCGGACGAACTGAAACGGAGCATCCGGAACAATGCCGCCCAGCTCAACCAGATGGTGCTGCGGCCGAAGCCCGGGAAATATGTACAGAAGAGCCTCATCGTGCAGGCCGCTGAGGTGGCGAAGCTGGCAGACACGGCAGTGCTGAATGAAACGGCAGTGAAGAGCCTGACGCGGTTGGAAAATGCTATCAGCAAAACGATGGGTACAAAGGAAAACCCGAGCAGCATTGCCTACGACTGGGAGAAAACCGGTGTGCCGAATATGATAGCGGCGCTGCGGACGAGCCTGATGGACAGCAAGGACGAGAAAATTGCCCGTCTGAAACAGCAATTAGAGGAGACTACAGCTCTACCCGACAGCGACAAATCGGAACAGCTGCGGGACCGGCTGCGCCAGCGCATCCGGGAGACGGAGAACCGCACCTATCTGCCCATGACGGTAGACCAGCTGCGGATGCTGAAGGCCATTACGGCCAGCACGCTGCACATCATCCGGACCGAGAACAAGACCCTGAGCCTTGCGAGGGCAGAAGAGGTGGACGGCATGGCTATGAAGGCCGCCCGCGAGGTGCTGAACTCGGAGGGCAACGGCTTCGGAGAGAAATTTGAAAAGGCGAAGGGCGCGATGAACCGCTACCAGCTGGACATGCTGGGCGGCACGAGAATGTTCCGGCGTCTGGGCGGCTACACCAAAAACGGCCAGATGGAGAAGCTGGGGCAGATGCTGAACGACGGCCAGCGGCGGCAGACGGAGATCCTGGTAGAAGGCGAAAGCCTGTTTGCCAACGTGACCGGCAAGGAACACCTGAAAGAGGTGGAAGCTTTTGCCGGGCCGGGGGCGGAGCTGGTGGACATCGGATTGAATGACAGCAAGGGCAATGCCGTGCCGCTGAACCACGCACAGCTGTGCAGCCTGTACATGCTGCTGCGCAACGAGGACAGCCGCCACCACCTGATGACCGGCGGCCTGACCCTGCCAGACGCTGCCCAGTACGCCAAGGGCAACATCGAGAGAGCCTACCAGCGCAGCCAGACCGTGATGCTGGGGATCCTGGTGAACGCCGACGGTGTCCCGATGGCCGACACCATTTTGCAGACGGTACAGGACGCCATGACGGACTATGACCGAAACTGGTGCAAGGACATGGAGGACTTTTTCGGGCGGTACACCACGAACCTCATCAACGAGACCAGCATGAAGCTGCTGGGCTACGACCGGGCCACCGTGAAGAACTACTACCCCATCGCGGTAGACCGGAGCACGCTGGCGACGGAGATCGAGGGCGTGAAGATGGATGCCACCATCGAGGGCAGGGGCTTTTTGAAGGAGCGCGTGAAGAGCGACAAGCCCATTTTGCTGGAAGAGTGCCAGAACGTGGTGAAGCGGAGCCTGCGGGACACGGCGGCCTATGCGGGCCTTGCGGCCCCCATCCGGGACGTGCAGCGGGTACTGAACAGCACCGTGGAGACGGCAGAGGGCATCGGTGTGCTGAAGGACAAGATCATCGGCGAGAAGTGGGGAAAGGAGACGGTGAGCTACATCAACGACCTGCTGACCGACCTGCAGACCACGCGGCGCAAGCGCAGCAGCACCATGAGCCGGGCGCTGGACAGGATGCGGGGCAACTACGCCGGAGCCATCCTGACCGTGAACCCGGGCGTGGCCATCGCGCAGGCAGCCAGCCTGCCCACGGCGGGCGCTGTGCTGGGAGCAGACACCATGGCGGCGGTACTTCCCTTCGTGAAGAATTTCTCGGGCAAGCAGCGGGCCGCGGTGGAAGCAGAAATACGCCAGCACGGAGACGCCCTGCTGCAATACCGACTGCGCGGCACCAAGCGGGGAGAGATGAGCTCCATCGGCGCGCACAAAAACCTTGTGGCCAAAGCGTCGGAAGCCATGCCTGCTGTGACCGGCTGGATCACCGGCATGGACGAGATCACGGTGGCTGCGCTGTGGGAGGGCGCGAAGCGGTATGTGGAGCACCACGCAGCGGAGTTTGGCCTGACAGAGGAAAACCTCTCGGCTGCGCAGTCCGCAGATGGCGGAGCTGCTCGCAGCTCCCCTGCCGAGGGAGGCCAGGGATCAAGGAACGGCGAAGCCTACTGGGAAGCTGTAAACAAGATGTACCAGCGGGTCATCGAGGAGACGCAGCCCAACTACACCACCATGCAGCGGGCGGGCATCCAGCGCAGCGACAACGAGTTTGTAAAGACGCTGACCATGTTTACCACCCAGCGATTCCAGAACTACGGCATTCTGGCCGACGCCGTGGGCGACTACAAGGCCCAGAAGGCGCGGTACGCTGCCGACCAGAGCGCCGAGAACAAGGCCGAGGTACAGAGGGCTGGGCAGAGCCTGCGCCAGGCGGCGGCAAGCCAGGTCGTGCAGACGGCGGTGTTTGCCCTCATGAAGATCGGCGCAGACTTCTTGCTCCACCGGTGGGACAGGGAGCAGGACGAGAACGGAGACGTTACGGCGAAAAGCCTGGGCAAACGGTTCTTCGACCTGTACACTGAAAGTGCGGCCGGAAACTTTTTGTACGGCTCGGAGATCTACAGCGCCCTGACCAACGCCCGGGACGGCAAGGACTATGACGTGGTAAGCGCCACCAACATCAGCGCGGTGAACGACCTGTCGGCAGCGTTCACCAAGACGGTGAAGCTGCTGCGGACGGACACTGACGAGATGAGCGAGGAAGAGCTGGCGGCACACCACCAGAAGCTGAACAAGGCGGTGCTGAAGGACATCCAGTGCGGCCTTGAACTCTACGGCGTCCCGGCGGCGAACATCCGGAAGGTGATGCAGGCGTTTGAAGGCTACTGGGAGGATGCACAGGCCATCGGCAGAGGCAAAGGGTTTAGCTTTAACTCTGCACCCTCTTCGGCCACCGGGCAGTACGACCGGCTGTACAACGCCATCCAGAGCGGGGACAGCGAGGAGGCTGCGGCGGCGATGAAGAAACTGGAACAGATGAACAAGACGGACAAGGTGGACAGCGAGCTGGCAAGGCGGCTGAAGCAGTACGACGCCGACGTGCTGGCGGCGGCCGAGGCCCGGAACGCCGGGAAGGCCCGGGCCGAGGAAAAGGCCAGAAAGGCCGTATTTGAGAAGCTGCGGGAGGGGCTGGACGTCGCCCCTGTGACAGACAGGGCCAAGGGCAAAGCGGATGCGGCCCGGCGGGCGCAGCTCATCGACCTTGTGAACAAGGCGGTGGACGGCAAGGCGGATGAGCTGCTGAAAGGCGGCAAGGACGGCAGCGTGTATGACGCCCTGCTGGAGGAAGTGGAGAATGGCCGGGCAAAGGACGCGCAGGAGGAGCTTGACCGCCTGATGACCGCAGGCAAGGACAAGGGCAGCATCAAGAGTAAAATCACGGAGAGCATGAAGGAAGAGTATCTGGCCGGAAGCGACCGGGACCGGGAGAAGCTGGAGAAGAAGCTGCTGGCCCTCGAGGACGCAGAGGGAAAACCGCTGTACGAGGAAAAGAACTTTGCACAGTGGGTAAGCGCTGCGGACAAGAAGGCCGAGAAGGCGAAGGACGAGAAGAACTGGTGGGAGGGGGTGAAATAAGATAAGAGCAGACGCTCTGGTAATGAACCAGGGCGCCTGCTCTTTTTGTTTGTTTGAATAAGTCCGCAGTAGTTTTGTTACGAGGGACGTGGTAGGCTTTTTATAGAGTGCTTGCCCTACTGAGAGCGGCAGCGGACCGGAAGGAAACCTCTCAGCTTTGCAGTCCGCCTGACGGCGGCGCTGCAAAGCAGCTCCCCTGGCGAGGGGAGCCTTTCTCAAAGGAAGGAGCTTCAAAGTGAAAGTAAGAGTAGTGAAGGACCATTTTTGCGGGACAGGCTGGCGGGCGGAGCCGGAGACGCTGTACCTAGGCGGCGTGGGCGCCGTATACGTGGAAAAGCTTGAGTTCGTGCTGCCGGAGACATGGGCCGGTATGGCCGTGACGCTGCACATCGAGCAGGAGGGCGGGACTGTGCCGCAGCCGATGCTGCTGGATGGAAATAATAACGCTCCGGTGGATGGGCGTTTCACGACGGCGCGGCAGGGCCTCTGGATGCTGATGGCCACGGACGGCGAAGGCCGGCGCGAGATGACCATGCCCGGGAAATATGTGTGCTACCAGACGCTGGAAAACGGCGAGGGAACTGGCGCAGACGGACCGGCGATGCCGCTGCGGTATCAATATTTACAGCTGGTGCTTGAGCAGGAAGCCCGGGCAGCGCTGGAAGCACAGAGAGCCGCCCGATACCGGCAGTGGGTGGCCGACCGATGCGCTGCAAAGGAACACGCACTGCTGCTTGAAGCGCTGAGCGGAATGCGTTACTCCGACGCCAGCGCATGGGACATGATAGCGCAGCTGAAGCAGCGCTGGAACAGCCCCCCGCCGGAGCAGGCAGAGCCGGTGGCAGTGGAGAGCATCCGGCTGGACAGCAAAGAGCTGAGCATAAAAGTGGGAGAGTCCTGCCCCCTGAAAGCTACGGTGCTGCCCGGAAGCGCACCTCAGACCGTGGAGTGGATGGCCGAACCGGAAGGCATCGTGCAGCTCCGGGAAAATACTCTGACCGCCGTGAAAGGCGGCACAGCGCTCCTGACGGCCATCGCAGGCGGAAAGCTGGCGCAGCGCAGAGTGCGGTCGGTGGCTGTATCGCTGGAAAAGCTGGCGCTGGACAAACCGTCCGTAAAGCTGAAACAGGGCGAGTCTGTGACTCTGACCGCGACTCTGACGCCGACCCAGTCTACCGTGACAGCGGTGAGCTGGACAACGAACAATGCGGCGCTGGCCGTGATGAAAGACCAGACGACCGCCGTAGAAAACGGAAAGGCCGTGAACACGCTAGCAGCCCTGAAGGACGGCAGCTGCATCATTACTGCTGCCGCCGGAGGAAAGAGCGCCGTGTGCAGCGTCACGGTGGAAAAGAATGGACAGAGCGGCGGGGATGAACCTGCCATCGTGATGTATGCGGTATCCAACCGGCTGAACGGGCTGAGCACGAGCCGGGCGGATGTGGTCGTCCAGAGCGGCAAGGCGTACACCGCGGCTTTGACGCTGAACGAGGGATACTGGCTCATATCCATCAAGGTGACGATGGGCGGCGAAGACGTGACAGCCACCGCATGGAACGAGAAAAAGATGACCGTCTCCATCCCCGATGTGACGGGAAACATCGTCATAACGGCAGAGGCGAAGCTCCCGATGCTGAAGGAACTGGCGGTGGGAACGGTGACAAAACTGGTGGAAAAGGACGGGGCAGTGGCGGAAGAATTCGTGGTCATAGCGCAGGACTACGAGAAAGAGCTGAACGGCGAAGGCCGGACGCTCCTTGCCCGGCGGCACGGTATCACCGGGAAAAAATGGAACACAACATGGTGTACGTATGCCGACAGCCTGATTGACGTCTACCTGAACAGCGAATACCTGAAGGACGCCCCACAGGCGCTGAAAGACATTCTGACGGAGACGAAATTTTACTACACGCCCGGTTACTCCGGAAGTGGCAGCAGTTATACAGGAAGCCACACGGTGACCACGCTGAGCCGGAAGGTCTTTTTGCCCTCGTGCTATGAGTTCGGATTCGAGTCATACGGATACACTTCGGCCAGCAGCCCGAAATACTACCACCTGGAAGGCTCGACCTTTGCCGATGCAAAGAAGCTTGCTCTGGCGCTGCTGGCGGCGGATGCCGAAACGGCGGGGAGCGTACCGAACACCTATTTCCATTTCTGCCTCTGGACCCGGACGCCGGTACTGAACGACTACGACAGCGGCCTGACCGGAAGTGCGCTGAAAGAGTATCTGTACAAGGGCGCTGAAGCGGTGTGGGCGCAGATGCTGACGGCACCGGATAAGCTGAACTGGGGCGGATACAAGGTGAACGAACCGGAAAACATGAGCTGGCCTGACCTTTACAAGTGCTGGACGCACCCCTGTTTTACACTGCCGGGAAATACCGTTATCGACGCAAAGGGAAATATCGTGGAGGTGAGAGAAGAATGAGCACGGATAATGCACTGGACGCCCTGACGGTGCGGATGCTGGAAGCCGTAAAGAACACCCGCGAAAGCGCGGACTCCGCTGCAGCCAGCGCCCAGCAGGCACAGAAGATGGCGGAGGGAGAGATGCAGGGAACGTCGCTGACTGGCGCAGAGAAAAAGCTGCTGGTGCAAATATTGCAGCTGGCGGCGAACAAGAACAGCGAGATGCAGCCCGCGGTGGATGAGCTGAAAAAGCTCTGGAAGGAGAGTTCCTGATGATAGAACGCAATATCTCCCTCGCCTCGACGGGTTCGGCGCGGACATCGGGCTGTGACAACCAGCTGCGTCTGGGCTATAGCAGGAACCGGGGGATATACCGGCTGAACATCGCCCAGACCGGCGAGTGGGAGGGAATGACCATCCGGGCGCTGTGGCACACAGAGCGAGGAATGCTGTTTTCGTCGCTCGTGGAGGACGGAAAAATAGAAGTACCCGCCATCGTGACCTCTACACCCGGGTGCGGCAGGCTCGTCTTTGAGGGAAGCGACGGAACCCGCACCCTGACCAGCGCGGACATCAAGTACAGCGTGGCCATGAACAGCGGCACGATGGGGGACATCCCCGAACCGCCGGTGCCTGCATGGCAACAGCTGGTAGCCCTCGTGGAGCAGGCAAAGGACGAGGCGTGGCAGGCCGGAAAGGACGCCAGACAGAGTGCCGCAAAGGCCAATGAAGCATATGAAAACACCATCGGCGCAAAAGACTCGGCTGTAACGGAGATACGCAAAGCCGAGACGGATGCACTGAACAATGTGGAGGCATCAGCCGGCCCGGCGGCGTCTGCGGCTGCGGATGCTGCCGCAGCAGGCGCAAAGGAAAAAACCGAAAAGGCCATTCAGGAAGTAAAGGACAGCGCGGTAAAGGAAGTGAAAGATGCCGCAGCAGGGGCAGCCGCCCGCGCTGCCAAGTCAGCAACGGATGCGGCCACTTCTGCCGCCGAGGCAAAGAAGACAGCTCAGGACATCCAGGGCTACTACGACGGCGTACAGGATCTCGTGACCGACACGCTGCGAGACTACACCGGCGGCTACTACCGCAGCTATGATTTGACCATCCCGGCGGCGGGCTGGAAAGAGATGACCAAGTCCGTAGGACGGTACTGGTACATCTGCGACGTGGCCATCGAGGGGTGCGACAGCTCTTACGTCCCGATGGGGACCCTGACGCTGGACACGGCCGGAGAGGTCGAAAAAGCAAACCTTGCGACTGTGCTTCAGACCGTGGAGGGCGGTGTGCGGTTCTACGCTGCCATCCCCCCGAAGGTGAACATCCGTGCCTTTGTAACGCTGTTTGCAAAGGGAACGGCATCGATGCAGCAGGCTTCCGCTGAAGAAGTGCAGAGGATGCTTGACGAAATTTTTAATGGATAAAAGAAAGAGAGGAAAAAACACATGGCCAGTTATGATTTGACCCGTATCCCCGCGCTGCGCGATCTGCAGGAGCTGGGCCGCCGCCAGAAGAATGTGACGGACGGTCTCGGCCAGCGCGTATCTGCGCTGGAGACAAATGCTCCCACCAAGGTGGGCGACCTGACGAACGACAAGAAATATCAGACGGAGACGGAAGTCTCCGCCGCCATCAACAAAGCTGTCGCTGCGGCAGACCACCTGAAGCGCAAGATCGTCGCCTCGACCGGGGACATCGACCTGAAGGCGGCAGACGCTGCACAATACATCTACATGGTCCCGAAGGGTACTGCCGATACCTCCGACAAGTACGACGAGTACATGGTCATCAACGGCGTGCTGGAAAAGATGGGCGACTGGAAAGTGGATCTGAGCGGCTATGTCCAGAAGGAAGCCGGCAAGGGTCTCTCGACCAACGACTACACCAGCGCGGACAAGCAGAAAGTGACCAACATGGAAAAGACCATGGACGCCCGCATCACCGCCAGCATGGCGACCGACACCGAAGTAAACGCGATGCTGGATGAACTGTTTGGCTCTTAAAGGAGGACAAGATGGGGATAACGCTTGCTCATCTGAAGGAAGCCGTGGACCGGCTGCTGGACAGGATCGCGCTGGTGGCTCAGACGGCCTCCAAGAGCATCGAAGAGATGGGAAAGACAAAGGCAGATAAGGTGAACATCATGTCTTTGACTATCCCGGCCAGCGGCTGGTCGAGCGACAGCACTGCGGGATGTCCGTATTATCTGGACATCCCGGTGTCCGGCCTGACGGCAAACGACTGTGTGGCCGTAGTGGTAGCACCGACCTGTGCAAAGACCGCCCTGACGGCAGGGCTCACATCGACCGAAAGCTTTGCAGGAAAACTGCGGCTGCGAGCGCAGCAGACGCCGACAGCTGCCATCACGGCAGTTTATTACATTGTGAAATAGGAGGGATGGACCTATGGCATGGGGTCCCATATCGGTCGGCGGCAGTGTGAGCGGTTACACGCTGCCGACAGCAACGGCCAGCGTCCTTGGCGGCGTGAAGACCGGCAGCAACATCACCAACTCCGGCGGCACCATCAGCATCACCAAAGCCAACGTGACGTCGGCGCTGGGCTATACGCCGCCCACCGGCGACGCGCTGGCGGGTAAAGCTGCCGCTAGCCATACCCATGACGACCGGTATTATACAGAAGCTGAAATGGATGGTAAGCTGG